CAAATTCATGTCGCCTCGGCCAGCCCCCTTGAAGCTCACCTGGCCGTGAATCTGAAGGTCGTTGTCCTTCTTGACGACCTGGATGGCTTCACGCGCATCGTCATCCCACTCCGTCTGCGCTCGATTCTGCTGACGGATGGTGATGAGCGTCTTGTGAAGCAAAGTTGGCAGGGGAATCTCACACCCCCTTAGTGATAGCTCCAATTGGCAGGCGTGGCCATACGCAACGGCGCCTTGTACAGTTTGATGATATCGTGAATTTCAGGATTCTCTGTGATGCCCCGAAGCCCCTTGGAGCTTGACTTCACAGGTCCGCCTCTGGCCTGGTACTTGAGCTTGTGCCCATCAGTGACTTCTTCCAGAATCGGCCCCCGAGCCCCAGATAACACCGGCATGTACAGGTTGTCCGGTGCGATGATCGGTGTCGCCAATTTCTCTACCACCAAAAGCGCAAGCGCACGCTGAATCAGGAACGGGACAGAGCCATCGGACTCAGTGAACCCGAATGTACCCTCCACCACCTGATTCTTCCGCCCCTTGCGAAACAGGAGCCGGCCACAGATCACCGGGCTGGTGTAAATGTCCCGGTATTCACTATCTCGGATGAGCTTGATGCGCGGGTTCTTGCGGTCGTCATTGGGCGCCTCCCGCCTGTTGTACACCTTGTAGTAGTCCTCATTGAGCGCGGCGCTGCTGTTGTTGATCTTGACCGAGGTGATGGAAATGATCGGCACCCCGAAGTGGAGGGTGTCAGAATCTGTGCCATCGAGCTCAACGGTGGCCGCACGTGACTCAAAGAACTGGTCAGTAGCCCGGTCGATGAACTGCTGCCAGGCCTCAATAGCGGCTGTCACGGTATCATCGTCAGCAATCTCCGCCTTGAGGTTGTACGGGTGAGCCCGCACGAAATCTACATCGATATACGCCACTACAGCACTCCGGCAAAATCACTCTCCGCCTTGGTCCATGCATCCAAACCGTAAGTCTTGGCCGCCTTGGCAACTGCCTCGTCGTTCCGGGCCACGAACGTTGTCACCGGAGTGACCTTGATGGTGTCAACGAAGTTGAACTGGCCCGTGTTGGCCCGATTGAACTTCACAGCCACGTAGAAGTCATTGGATGACGGCTGGTTGTAGTCCGGCACCACCATGAAGACAGCCTTGTTGGCGTACACCTCGACGGGCCAAGCGCTGCCCTTCTTGGAGTCAATGTTGTACTTCTGCATGAGATAATCCCGACCAGCAGCCCCCAACGCCTTGGTGAAAACCCCCATGGACTCACCCTCCATCAGCGGGACAACAGCCTTGTGGACCAGTACATCTTGTTTACGGGGCTCGGGGGTGTTCATCTTTTTGACTCCTTTGGGCTTACCTATGGCCTTTTCAAAGCCACCGGTCTTGAATCCATGATCCTTCAACCATTCCTTGGCCGCCTCGGGCGTCCACTTCTTGGCGTCGAACCTGAGAGATTGTATTTCGGACACCCTCTTGCCACCTACATTGCGAATCCCGTAGATGACAGAAATACCGGCCGAGGCACCGGGTAGCTTGCCCCGGCGAAACGTATCATACTTGCCGGGGTCCGTCTGGCGTGCAGCGTGTTCGTTTGGATATGGTTTTTGCACCTCAACGGTGCTGAGGTGCACAATCTGACCCTTGACAATACACTTCTCGCTGCCGTCGTGTGTGCTCGTGAGCACGGGCCAGGTGTGGCTGTAGCTAGTCATGGGCTCCTCGGGTCAAACACTCGGCGCCACCTCCTGCCGATAGCGACACGAGCAGCCCGTTGTCCGTTGTGCACCATGAGCTTGACCTTCATGTCAGCCATGGTACAGATGATGCGCTCGCCGCCCTTGCCCACGCCAACTGGCTCGGCAGTGAGCACAACGTCCTGAAACCCGTCAGGGCGTGGCAATGAATACTGCACGCCCCTCTGAACGACAGTCAGGCCAGTGATGGTAGCCTGGAACCCTGGATCATGAAACCTGTCCATCCATTCTCTGAACTGACGTTCATCCTCCAGGTTGACCTCTGCCGTGAGTCCGTCACTCGTGTGTACCTTGAGCACGGAGGCCTCCTGAGCAGAGGCCACGGTATGGGGCTACTCCTCTGGATTGCCTTCTCTGCCCGCAACCTTTTTGGGTTTGATTTTGGTACCACCGATGGACGGCGTGCTTGCGGCCTTGGCGGCTTGTTCCTGAGCCCTGGCAGCCTTGACGCTCTGAGAAGCCGGTGGCGTCGGCACCACCTTCTTGATCACTCGGATCAACCGGCCCCAGGGCTGTGTCTTCTGAAGGTGCTCCAACTCCGTCTTGGTGAGCTTCTTGGTACCACCCGGACGGATATGGAGTGCACCGTCCACCGACCGCGCTGTGCCGCGCGGGAAGTCGTCCACCTGGCAGACGGGAGCTGAGGTGGGAAACTGTACGATGAACAGCGATTGTCGGGGCACGGTGAATACTCCTATTGGGCCAGCTACTCGCTGTCATGCTCCTCATCCCACTCCGTCAAGAGCTGGACGATGGTAGCCACCTTGTCCTCAGGCGTGACTGCGATGCCCCGGTTCTCAGCCGCAGCAAGCAAGTCAGCCTTTTTCATGGCCTTGGTCCACGGGAGCGGCCCGTCACCCCCGTCAGCGCTGTTGTCCTCGGGCTCCGTGCCGGCCGGTGCCTTGACTTCTGCTTTGGACTTGGCCGGTGTCGGCGTTGGTGCGCCCTCCATCATCGTCACCCGGAATCGGGAGTTGCCTTTGAAGTACGCAATGTCAGCGTCGTCCGAGATGATTTTGGTCTCAGACTTGCCGAAACGGTAGCCGCGCCCATTGTACGAGCTACCGCGCATCAGTTTCACGCTTGCTCTGGCCATTCTTGAGGTGCCTCCAATCAAATGGCGGTTGTTGCGTGGGGATCGCCCCACTGCAGTGCTACTTCAAATACTAGACTCCGGTGCCAACGTTGATGGCCTTGGCAATAGCGTCATCCTCCTCATACTCCACAGAGACTTTGAGAGTGATGGCGTACTGGTTGACACCCTTGAAGATGTCCCGGTCCTTTTCAATCCGGATGTCCCGGCCGATACCCACGATGAAGTTGTTCATCTGAGTGAGGATGATCTGCGGGTTGGACTCATAGGTGATCTTGACGTCAACACCGTCGAGCCCTGAGCCGCTGTCGTAGGACAGGAGCGTGCCAGCCGCCGCATCCAGGATGTAACCTCCGGTCGAACCATCGGGGTATGGGGTGGTGGGCGTGCCGGCAAGTGTCTGCGGCGTGACCACCACACTCTGCACCGGAGCGTACCTGAGCTGCACCGGGGTGACATCATCGAGCGTAGCATGCTCGACCACCTTGGGGTTGAGGCCCCAGAGCGGCACCTCAACCGGAGTGATGCCAAACGGCTTGTGAGTCGCCCCTCCGGCGACGCTGTCACCGAGCGCGGTGGCGCGGGTGGTCACCTTCTCCAAGTACAGCTGCCACAGGTCGCTGCTCATGAACCAGCGAAGCGCGCCCTTGTTGCGCCTGAACTTGGTCGGAAGCGCTCGGATCAACTGCCCGAACAACGACAGACCGATGTTCTGCCCCTCAGCGTCGATGATGTTGCCGTCGTCAGCCAAACGCTGCCACCCGTCCTGCAACTGCAAGAACGTATCCAGGATGTGATTGGTGGCGGAGCCGGCGCCCCTGATGAGCTCCTCGGTTGCGCTCGGACCGGTCGTGTCACCGAGAATGTACAATTCCTCGATGTCGTTGGCGGCCTGAGTCGCCATCATCCGAATGATGTGCTCCTCCACGTCATCGCCCTCGATGTTGACGTCAGCAAAGGTGTCGCTGATCTCGAAAGGCACCATGATCTCGCTGGGCTGGAGCGTGACCTTGGACGTGTTGACGCCACGACGCAGGCCTGGGTCGGTTGCCTCCGCCTTGGGCATGGCGACGCGCTGACCAACGCCAATCTTGTCGATGTCCAGCTGCTCATTGCGGAACCGCACCATGCGAGCGTTGTTGCCAAGCACCGTCTCGTTGATCACGAAATCAATGAACCGGTCCGACTGTGCTGGATTCAGCTTACCCGCTGCAGCGATGGCGTCGGTCGTGATGACTGCCTTGCGGACAAGCTCCTCATTTGAAATGCCACCTGACATCGTTTGTGTGTCCTTTCAGTGTTTCTGCTGGGGTTGATGCCCTCTGGCACCCGTTACAGGACGCCTGCCCAGAGTCTTTTGTTCTTGCTGACGGGTTCCTCGGCCCCGTCACCGCCAAGGCCACCGGGCTGAGTGCTCGGTGCCCTGGCCTTCTCGATGCTCTCCACCCGCTCCGCAACCTCGCTGACCTGCTTGGTGATTGGGTCCAACGCCTTGACGATGGCCTCAGCAATGACCTCTGCCGTGATTTCTGGCGTCGGCTCCGGCTCACCCTTACCCTTACCCTTCTTGATGGGATTGCCAGGCTTGCCCGCTCCGCCGGTGCCCGCGGCATCCATGATCGGAGGCTGCGACATTGCAGCCGTGCCTGTGGCAACGAGTCCGGACGGACCAAACGCGGCCTTGTCGATGCCTAGCTCATCGAGCAATGCGTCCAGGTTGGTGATGGCCTGGACCAGCTTCTTGATGCGCCCTGGCGTGAAGCTCTTGGCCTTGGCGATAGCCTCCAGAGTCTTCATGACCAGCTCATCCTCATCCGGCACTTCGGGCTCGGGCGTGGTCTTGGCGGCAGGCTCATCCGTGGTCTTGGCGACAGGCTCATCCGTGAACAAGCCTGACGAACCGAACGATGCCTTGGCCGCCTCCAACGCTTTGGCGATTTCACCCTTGCCCATGCCAGCCTTCTGTAGTTTCTCTTCCATTGCCTTGAGGAACGGAGGCAGCTTGTCTGGCTTGGCCTTGTAAGGCTTCTTGGCTTTGGCAATGGCTGCCGCGTTGGCCACAAGGTTCTTGAGAGCCTCCACCACCTCATCGGGTGTCCCATCATCAACCTCAGTCTGCACGACCTCGGCGCCTGCCGCTTCAACAGGCTCATCGTTCTCAATTGCCGGCGCCTTATCGGGGGTCTGGGCTGCGGCTGCAGTGCTCATTTCTTGCTCCTTGCGTTTCGCGACAATGATTTGTTTCTCGTTGGCCGGTTCATCAACCACAGAAATTTCATCCACCGTCAAGGCCAGGTACAGGCGATCTGCCTCTTTGGACATTGATTACACCACCGCCTGCGGCTTGAGCGATTGCACCCTGGCTTTCCCGCCGATGGAGAACCCTGTGAGCTTGCCGTCCTTGATCTGCTGCCAGATGTCGTCCGAGTTGACCCGAACGGTTATCACCCAGCTGCCCTTCTTGACGAGCACGCTGTTGATTGTAATATCAGAGTCAGGGACGACAAAGGATTGGACCAGCTCCAATGGGGCTTTCAGGTCCTTGTGCATCACCCCCATCGTGGTCTTGACATTGATATTCGCCAAGAAATCCTCAGCAGCATCCAGAATCACGTCTGCCGGGATTGTATCCTTGTGCGCATCAACCGTGTCAGGCTCCAAGACAACGCCGCAAATGGTCCGGCGCTCCTTGTCCGCCTTCATGATCGGCACGAACAACTTGGACGTCACGCCCTCTGCAACGTCCTCATCGCCTGCAGGCTTCTTGACCTTGCCAGGCGGCAGCGCTATGACGCCAGCGCCCCCAGGGAACCCCTGCTGCGGATACAGCTTGCCCCCATCAGACAGGGCATCGCTGTCAATCTTCTCCAGGTCCTCGTCAGACGCGGGCTCGGGCTCGGGAGCTATCTTGGTGACAGCTGCTACCGCTGGAGCCTCTGTGCGTGCGATCGCTCGCCGGGGGCTACTGTGCGTCACTCATTAGAGGATACGCCCAGCCACCCAGGTTTAGCTAACTGGATGCCTTTTTGCGCCGTTTGATGAGTTGCCTGATCTCAGGATAATCCATGTCCGGAGCCAACTCAAACTGCACCCCACCATCCTCGGGATGTGGCTCGAAATGATTGCCCATACCCTCCGTGTAAATCGGTGGGATACCATCAGGGAACACGTCACACGTGTAATCCTCACCCACCTCACGATGGTAGTGCTTACAGTACAAACAGATGGGCATGAACTGAGACATCACTTGCTCCCGGCGATGAGCAACTGCTCAAAATACTTGTGAAGCCAAGGTAACTCGTCAGCCATCTTGGGAGCCTGTCCAGCCCAAATGCCCGCAATGCTCTCTGCAAACAGCTCTTTTCTCGGTGCGGCCACCGTATCGTAGGATTTGCGCTTGGTGGCATAATCGCTGAGAATGTTCCTGACCCGAGCACTCTGTGGCAACATCGTAGCTTTGACCTGCGGCATCGCTGCCCATGATTTACCCAACTGATTCAGCTTGCCTGCCAATGTCGGCAGCCGATGATGCACCCAATGCCCCAATTCATGATCCACAACATTTCCAACAACAGCCTCATATCGCCCAGGCCCATGCAGAATATGCCGGAACACGTTGTGCTTGGACAGCGTTTGGGCAAACAACTCAGCCTTGATAGGTTCAGGCGCCAGTTCATCCAAGTTGACTCTGATCCACGATTTAGTGGCTGACGCCAACGCATCATACGATTGGCCGCCGCGTGCTGGTGAACTGAGAGTGATGTGAATGTTGTTGCCTGTCCTGCCGCCCATAGGCATCTGATACAGCTTGGGGAATGCCAGCTGACGTGCAGTCATCCGGGCCACGGTGATGCGTGCAATCTCGATGTCGGCTGCTGTCAATTTGCCCGACATATCCATCGTGAACACGGGCTTTACACCAAGTGACTTAGCAATCCTCTCAATGTCCTTCAGCGTCTTGACACCCACAAACTCCGCCTCAACAGCCTCGCGCACCGCCTCCCCGTATGCCCGTGCATCATTCGTGTTTTTGATCTTGGCACCCTTGCGCATCGCTTTCACTGCCTCTTTGGTCGCCTTGGCAGATTCAGGCGTGCCTGGCACCAACTTGGGTGGGGCCGGCGGCACTACAGGTTCCGATGGCTTCTTGGGCTTGGGCTTGGGCTTGGGTTTCGGCAGCTTCTTGGGCGGAGTTGTAGGTGTCACCCCGCTTGGACCGCCTTTGGTGAACGAATGAACATCAACTGTCGTCCGGCACCGGAAGTGATATGGTGGCAGCACCACCTTGCTTTTGACCAATTCCTCAATATCCGCTTTCCCAGCAAACCCCGGTTTGGGTGAAATAGCTTCCAATTGACTCATCGTCAACCAAGGGTGAATCGCCTTGATGTCATCAGGACTCTTGGCCCCTATTTCCTCATCAAGTTGCGAGCGAGCCTGCTCAACCGTGAACACCTTGCCGTTCATGTGTTGACACTGCTTGCTGGTCCGATTGTCCATCGGGTTGACAATCTCCAACGTAGCGACGTCAAGCTGCTCGAATGACCGAACCTGCCCCGCGACTCGGGCCACCGTAGCACTATTGGCGGCGAGCCCCTCAAAGTAGCTCTTGCTAGAACCGTTGAACCCGCCAGGGACCGTGACCTTACCAAACTGCTTCTGGAGGTTCTCACGCAACAACTCGCCGGCTGCCTCCCGCCCCAGACCGGTGACCACCATCGTGTCCCGGACAGTCTCTGAGATGGACTGTGCGACGTTCGCGCTGTAGTGCTTGCCAACCCAAAACACGTTCTGCTTGTTGAGCTGCTTGACTGCGTTCTGATCGAACACATCAAAGCTGGGCAATAGCTCCGCCTCAGGAGCCGGCGCTGCTTTGATCACCGTCTCGCCTTGGCTGTAGTTTTCGGTGGTGAACATCAGCGCGCGGTCACCCTTGATCTGGCCCGTCGCCCGTTTCCAACCTGCCTCGCGCCCCAACCGGTAGATGTCGCGGATGCTTTGCTTGTAAGTAGGCACAACTTCATTGGCCCAGGGTTCCATTATTTTGTCGATTGCGTCAACAACCTTCTCAACGGATTCTCCCTGTTTTACCAGTTTAGTTGCACGTTCGATGGCTTTTTTGGCTCGTATGGCCCACTTGGCGTGCATGAACTCACGCAGCCGAACCTCGATACGAGCCATCTGCGCTAGCTCACTGACCTTCAACGCCTTGATGACGATGAGATCAGCCAGCTCCAAGCGCGCAAACGCCAAATCAATCGCTGCCGACATCGTCCTCCAGGTCCAGGTCCTCCAACTGCTGCATCCACTCGTGCTCCAATGCCTTGCGGACCTTCAAGATGGACACCACCGCGTCCTCGCCAGCCTGTGCGATGTCCTCGGGTGTCACCTCATCAAGCGCCCCGGTGAGCATCTTGATTGCTGTCAACTGCTGACCGGGCTCCGTGGGCTCCGCCTTGTTCTTGACCGCCTCGGCCATAAGCAGACTGAACGGAATATCAGGATCAAAGTCATCCGGGAAGTCCGGCAACGTCTTGCCCAACACATCGGACAAGGCTTGGCGCGCAATACGTGGCGTCATGCCGCCTGTCTTCTCGGCCGTCCCGAGCAGCTTGACCAACTCCTGGTTGTCCGTCGTGTTCGGGCTATTGCTCTTGAACTCCCAAAATCGGATGCCCATCGCCGGGAAGATGCGCCTGTTGATGAATTTGTCCCAGCGGTAGCGCTCCGGCGAGAACACCTGCTCATCAGCCAACCTCCGGCTCGTCTCCGCTGTCGCTCTGGTGTAGTCTTCTGACCTGCCCACGAGTATGGGCGGCAGCCTGAATGCCCGTCTCGTGCTGTCTCGGTTGTTTGAGCTGTACTTCTGGAACATCGCATCCTTGTGCTGCTCCCTGGTCAGGGGCTTGATGTCCAGCTTCATGTGACCGCCGTCCTCGCCCTCCATGAACGACTCAGCCTCAATGATGAGCATCTTGCTGTAGTTGTCTGAACCCTGGATTTGGGCCTCCACGAACGACTCAATGCGCTTGACGGTGCCCTCGGTGAGCTGCCCATTGGACACCAAAACCGCCAAAGACGGGATGTTGTTGTTCTTGAAGGTGATGAAGTTGATCTCCTCTGCAGCCCGGTCCCCGAAGATGGACAACAAGTTGCCGATGTATCGTGGCAGCCCGTAAGGTGAGCGCGAGGTGTACTGGCGCAAGAAAATCAACTCATTGGCCAGACGGTTCTCCTTGCGGGCGCGCTCAATCTCCTCGGGCTCCTTGATCTCCTTGCCGGTCTTGTTGTCAATATACCGGGGGTCACCCAACTCCTTGTACCAGGTGTGTCGCCGGCTCGTGACCGTGGACAGGTTGGACCTCCGGATATGGCGCTGTTGAAGGAACAGCCTGAACCGCTTGTACCGCTTGATCTTGACCACCTTGACGCTGCCATCCTCCTGCAGCTCTAGAATGGGGGTCTCAATCTCGATCATCTCATCCGTCTGACGTCCGAGCCGGACCTGCGCCGCTGGCACGTGCTCCCAGCCCTGGATACCACCCTTGATGTCCCGGATGACCTCAAGGTACATGGCGCCGATGGCCTCATTGTCACACACCATCTTGGTGCGCACCGTATTGTAATCATCCTCTATGCTGGCGTATTCAAAGAAATTTATGAGCCGTGTCCGCTCCTTGTTGGCGGCTCTCACAGTTGCCTCATCAGCCTTGTCCAGATTGATACGAGGCTCCAGGCGCCACCCGAAACCCGCCACACCAACCTCCATCGCTTCGATGCACTGATTCAACTCGCTGCTGTGCTCCGGAAGCATAGACAGCGTAAGCAAGTCAAACGGGGGTTCAACGATCATCCCGCTGACGATCATTTGAGTTAGCGGGTCATCCTGGGGCCGTGTGGAGCGCTCGGGGGTGGTGCTGCTATGCTGGCTTTTGGCCACAAATACGTCTGCAGCCTCCGCCAACCGCTCCTGTGTCCACCCCGCGGCCAATGCCAATTTCCGTTTTTGCACTTCCACTGACTCCTCGTGATACCTGATGCGGCGTCCAGGAGGCCTGGGGTCAGCGCTACTGTCCAACGGTACGACTGCTGTTTTGTCGTCACTCATGATATTACACGCCTCCTGTTAGCTTCTGCCAACGCTCTGCGATACTCCGGACCAAGGGGCACGCCTTGATGGGATACACCGCTAGATGACACCGGGCTCATACTCCCTGCGCTTACGGCGCTTCTTGCGTGATGCTTTGACTGCCAGGTTGAAAGCGTCAAAAAGATCTTTGAATCTGCCGTTGGGGAACAGCACAAGCTGATCCCGCACGGCCGTGCACGATTTGTGGAAGCGCACCTTGTGATCCTCAAACAGCGGAGACAGCTTCCACGCCTCAGTTATCTTGTCACTGTCGGTGATGATTTTCTTGACCACCCCCGCCGGCAATGCATCATCTGCCTCATCATCCTCAAGTGCATGGGCCTGGGCTCGTTGATACGCATTGGACTCAATACCAGCCCTGACGACATCATAGCGATTGGCGTAGGCCTTGATCTTCTTGAACTGTGCACCGAACCGCAGCTGGCCGTCATAGTAGTCCAACACCCAGATGTTCCCCAATTTATCCACCCCGATGACCACAAGCGCGAAATGGTCGCCGGCTTCTTTTTCAGTGATCGCCAAGTCAGCCCCAAGATACAGACGCAAGCTGCTCAGCTTAGGCATATCACCGTCATCCACCATGATACAGTCATCGTAATCAAACACCTCGCCCTTCATGGCGTCGGTGTCGCACTGGTACTGCGCATTGAAGATAATCAAGCCCGAGCGGCGTTTGCGAGCCGCAAACTCAGATGGCGGCCACTTTTCTGGCCAAGGGCTCCGGCCTTGCTCATCCAGAGCCGGGATGATCAAGTGGCGGCCCTTGAGCTCATCAGCAATCCAGCGCCCATACTGGTCCTCATAGTGATAGCGCGTCCCGAGCCGGTGGCGATGGCCCACCAGCGGGTTGTCTGGGTTGGGA